TCTCCGTCAAAGAAATCTCCTCCCACGCAGCCATAGCCCCATCGGACTCAGCCCGTCCAACCCTTGCATCTGTACTAGACACCACAGCATCAGAGCTGACGGATGATGGGACGAGGGGGGAGGAGCTTGTCACTAATGGGACGTTTGATACGGACACGAGTGGGTGGATCAATACTACCAATGCGGTAATAAGTGTTGTTAGCCAAGAAATGAAAGTAGAGGCCACTTCGGGGGGCCAAGGAAGCTATCAAGACATTACAACGGAAGCTGGCAACGTTTATCAACTGAGCTGGAATTACACAGCGGGAACGGCGACTGCAGTAGAGGTTCGTTTAGGCGATGGCGCATCTTTTGCTAATGATCTTGGAGGAAACCCTGATCCATCTTTAGGAACGCAGGTTTTCACAGCATTAGGTGCTTCAACAAGAATTTATTTCAGAAATGGTCTTGTTGGCACCTCTTACTGGGACAACATCTCCGTCCGCAAGGTCAACACAGTCTTTGATGGGCAGCCCAACCTCGTCACTAATGGTACGTTTGACACTGACTCCGATTGGACGAAGGGAACGGGGTGGTCTATTGGGAGTGGGGTGGCGACGAAAACGGGCGCAAACACTAGCAACTTGGCTCAAAACATTAATTTTAAGGCAAACAACTGGTATAAGGTGCAGTTTTATATTTCTGCTTACAATTCAGGCTTAATAAGGCCATTAGTTGGTAATTCTGGGATTGGATACCCAGATGCATCATCGGTTGGTTGGCACACTTACTATGTAAGACAATCGGGTAATAATGTGCTGTACATGCAGGCGCTGGGGTTTGAGGGCTCCATCGACAACGTAATCGTCCAAGAAGTTCCAGCCTCCGTGGCCCGTGCGTTCTACCTCGACTTTGACGGTGCGGATGACAATCTAATCCTAGATGCCGATACGATTGCAGCCTCAAGTAATGCAACGCTCTACAAGACGTTCCGTGGGGATAGCACGGATACTAGTCAGATTATGTTTGGGACAGCTGGAGCGCCTTATATTCTGCTGGCAGAAAGTGGAAGCGGAAGCACAACTATAAGCACTGTTGGAGGCTCCCCTGTGTATCGTGAGGACGGAACCATTCCATCCTATACCACCCGAGGTGACGTCTTTACAGCCCTTGTGGACGACACGGACCACACCATCGGGGTCGAGGAGGCAGACCTCTCGGCAAGTGTAGGGTGGACTTCCTCCGGCTTCTACATCGGCGGGGAATATGACGCCACCTTCGGCAACACAGGCCGCCTCTACGCATGGGCCGCAGTAGACACACGCCTCGATGGTCGTGGCCGCGATCTCTTAGAAAACTTCATGATAGGAAAGAAACCCTCATGACCGAATACACAGTTCGATCTCTCGTAATTATCTGCCCTGTCGATCAGATAGACGCGGTTGACCAGATGGCAGGTTCCATTGGCTACAAGGCTGGGTTCTCTATCCCGCTATCAGCCGATGGTACAGGCGAACCTACACATAAAGGTCTACACGCCACCGCTCGCAAGCATTTCCTGTGGCTGGTAACAGGACAGCCGGACGCGGTTCCGTCTGTGACACCCGCCCCGGCACCTTTGACAGAAGAGCAATACGAGTCTGTAGCGGAGGCGGAAGCGGCACTCGTTTACCCTGACCCTGAGAGCGAAACCTTTGAGGCGGATAAAGCTTCTTATCACACACAGCTCACTGCTATTAGAAAGCCCGTTAATGATTACAACGCCGGGATGCGACGTAATCAGCAAGAACAAGCTGAAGCAAATGCGATTACGCTTGCTCGTTCAAACTATGATGCTATTAACGCAGCATTGCTGGAGTCTGCGACAGAGGAGGAGATAAATGCAATTCGTTCATCTCTCATTGTCAGCAGCGATCCTGTTGTGGATGATGTATCTCTATACGGCAGTGCTCACGTTAACCATGTAGCTTCTGCTAACAACCTACAAGTAATTGAAACGTCGGATGCCCCTTAAACGCGGATCCTCTCGACAGACCATTTCCAAAAACATCAAAACGGAAATGAAGTCAGGAAAGCGTCGCAAGCAGGCTATCGCCATAGCTTTGTCTAAGGCTGGTAAATCAAAAAAGAAAAAGAAAGGTTAGCTTTGTGTCCATAGAACAAACACTATTAACATGGTGGCCCCAGCTTACAGCGCTTGCGGCGTTTGTATTTTACCTTTCCAAGGTAAATGCATCTCAAGACGAGCGGGTGGCTCAACTTGAAAAAAAGGTAGAGAACTTGTTTGTTCTTTGGAACAAGCACATGGATTGGCTTCTAAGTGGGAAGAAAGAACCATGAAACCGGAAGACGTCCTGATCAAGCTAGGGCAGCACGAAAGTGAGTGTAATCTTCGATATCAGCGCATCGAAGAGCGTTTAGACGACCAGAAAGCTTCTTTAAGGGGTCTGGACTATAAGATTTGGGGCTTGGCTGGACTGATAATATTTGTGCCTTTTGCACAAAAGCTTCTGGGCTGATATAGTAAGTTTTTGGAGTGTCTACATGAAACCGTCTAAGGGTAAAGCAAAGGTCAAAGTAACCTCTTCCGGTAAGAAGGTTAGTTACGGTCAGGCCGGTAAAGCCAAGGGCGGTGGTCCGCGTGTAAAGCCGGGCACATCTAAGGGTGACTCCTATTGCGCTAGATCCTTGGGCATTAAGAAACGTTTGTCTAAGAAAAAACAAAACGATCCAAACACCCCCAACAATCTGAGCCGGAAGCGGTGGAAGTGTAAGGGAGCAAAAAGTGCCAAATAAAACAGCTACCCCTCGTGGCCTAACTTATTTTAAAAAGGGCGGCAAAGTTTCTGCGAAGTCTAAGGGCAGCAAGATTTGTCCTGAAGGCAAGGCTTGGGCGAAAAGAACTTTTGACACGTACCCGTCAGCTTACGCGAACTTGTCGGCTTCTAAGTATTGTAAAGACCCGAACTACGCCAAGAAGTCCAAAGGCGGTAAGCGAAAGGGCAAGTAGATGGGTGAGTTAAAGAAGTGGCTAGATGAGGACTGGGTTCGAATAGACAGCAGTGGCAACATTGCGGGCGAGTGCGGAACGTCTAAAAACAAGAAAAATCCCGACCGATGTCTGCCCCGGAAGAAAGCTCAAAGCCTTAGTAAGTCTGAAAGAGCTTCTACGGCGAAAAAGAAAAAACGCGAAGGCGGCAAGGGCAAGCAGGTTGTGTCTAACACACGGGCCGCTAAAGTACGTAAAATGGCAAAAGGTGGTGTTGTGGCAAGGGGCTGCGGGTCTATCCTTTCAAATCGCAGAAAAGTAACAAAAGGGTCTGTTTCCCGAGTTTAGGAAAAAGTAATGACAACATCTGGAAGCACCAACTTTGAGCTGGACGTAACAGACTATATCGAAGAGGCTTTCGAGCGTTGTGGCTTAGAACCTCGCACGGGCGACGACCTTAAGACGGCGAAGCGTTCTCTTAACCTTTTGTTAGCCGACTGGGCAAACCGTGGCTTGAACCAGTGGACGGTAAAGCAGCGTACTTTTACGGTTGCCGCCAATGACGGTGACTATGCGCTAGACCCGGACATCATTGACATTCTTTCGCTGACGGTCCGCAGAAGCGACACGGATTACAGCCTGCAAAGACTTAGCCGGTCGGACTTTCTGAACATACCAAATAAAACAACTTCGGGACGTCCTAGCCAGTTCTTTCTGGATCGTCAGATCACGCCAAACCTGAAGGTGTGGCCTGTGCCGGACAACAGCTCGGACGTAATTGTTTACGATGCGTTAACGCGGATACAGGACGCAGACACGTTTACAAACACAATGGATGTTCCTTTCCGGTTCTATCCATGCCTTGCGGCAGGTTTAGCCTACTACATTTCTATGAAGAAAGCGCCGGAACGGATACAGATCCTCAAGGCTGTTTACGAAGAAGAGTTCGAAAGAGCTGCGAGTGAGGACCGTGATCGGTCGTCTTTTAACATTAGTCCACACGCTGCGTATTACAGGTGATCTATGGGAAAGTTTGCAACAGGGAAAAAATCCTACGCGATCTCAGATAGATCGGGTCAACGCTATCCGTACCACGTCATGAAAGAAGAGTGGAACGGGTTGCTAGTTGGACCTGACGAATATGAGCCCAAACACCCGCAGCTAGAGCCTCGAACTACCCCGACCGACCCTCAAGCTTTACAAAATCCGCGACCAGACAGGGTAGAGCCCTTGAGAGTTTTTGTGGGCGTTCCTTTGGTCGAGAACAATAATTTAAAACCTGCCACCGCTTATGGTTTTGCAGGAATAGTTACGGTGACAACGTCATGAGTTTTACATACGCACAGCTGAAGTCTGCGATACAGGATTATACGGAGAACACGGAAACGTCCTTCGTAAACAACCTGCCTATATTTATTCGGCAGGCAGAAGAGCGTATTCTAAAGAACGTTCAGCTAAGTCTTTTCCGTAAAAACGTGACGAGCACGTTTGCCTCCGGTAATCGGTTGTTTGCTGCACCTGCCGACTTCTTGGCACCTTTTTCTTTGTCTTATGTTGACGCTAGCGGGGACCATCAGTTTCTAGAGTTTAAGGACCCTAGTTTTGTTCAGACATTCCACCCGAAACCCGCGACTACGGGCAGCCCTCGTTTCTACGCTGTTTTTGATATTGATAACTTTATTATCGGCCCAACCCCTGACAGCAACTACGCGACAGAGATACATTACTTCTATCGTCCGACAAGCCTGACAGCGGGTGCGGAAAGCGGCACAACGTGGCTGAGTGAGAACGCCGAGATCGCCATGCTCTACGGCAGCCTGATTGAAGCTTACACATACATGAAGGGTGAGCAGGATCTGACGGCTTTGTATGAAAAACGTTTTGGCGAAGCGCTTGTTGCTCTCAAGATGTTTGGCGAAGCCAAAGAAGTAAACGACGAGTTCATGACGGGTAAAGTTGTGAGGCAGAAACAGTAATGCAGGTAGAAGTCATAACAACAGATAGCAGGGGCTTTACCCCGGAAGAGCTGTCGGACCGGTGTGCGAAGAAAATTGTTTCTGTTGCAGACACTGCTCCGCCGGCTATCCGCGATCAAGCACATGCGTTTCAGTCTGCGGTAGAGGCGACTGTAAACTTTTACATGCACGAAGCTGTTAGGAATGATAGGCTTACGGTGTATAATGCTTTGTTGAGCGCGGGTCATCCAAAGCTCGCTGAGTTAGTAAAGGATCTGTAAACGTGGCAATTACCGGTAACGTACTCTGCACAAGTTTTAAAAAAGAGCTTCTATTCGGAGTTCATGACTTTGCTGCCAGTGGCGGTGATACGTTCAAGCTCGCTTTGTATACAAGCAGCGCAACTCTAAATGCGGATACAACAGCCTATACAACTTCGGGTGAAGCTTCGGGGGCCGGGTACACCGCAGGTGGTGCCGCCCTTACTAACATAGACCCGTCAGCCGCGGGCGGTACGGGGTTCGCCGACTTCTCTGATCTTACATTCAGTTCGTCGTCGATCACGGCCCGTGGCGCTTTAATCTATAACTCAACGCCAAACACAGCGTCTATTGCGGTAACCAATCCGGCTTGTGCTGTATTAGATTTTGGTTCGGACAGGACGACCAGTAACGGTAACTTCACGATTGTTTTCCCGACGGCGGATGCAAACAGCGCGATCATTAGAATTGGATAGGGACTTACAAGATGGCTAGTACGTATACCACTAACTTAGGCATTGAAAAGATTGGTAATGGCGAGCAGTCGGGTACATGGGGTACTACGACCAAC